AGCACACAGACTTTATGCAAAAATACGAGGGTTGTGTTGACGGAATACTTTTTAGCCCTCCGTATTTTGATCTTGAACTGTATCAAGGAGAAGATCAGAGTGCCGTTCGCTACAAAAACTACAACGAGTGGTTGACACAGTATTGGGAGCAGACTATTCTCCTATGTGCACAGTCAATGAGAGCAGGAGCAAGAATGGCATATGTTATTAGCAACTACACTAATGCCGCAAAACAAATTGTCAACATAAGTGAAGAAACATCATTGATTTCATCACGACACTTAAAGTTGGTTGACAAAAAAAGTCTAAAGTGGAGTGCAATGGGAGGCTCACGACAGGCAAAGAAAACCCGAAATGGCAACTACGAAGACATTTGGGTATATGAGAAGGTATAGTATATCCACATACATCGAGAAGGATTTTACACAATGAGCAATTTCAAGCCAATTAACCTACTCAACACAGACTGCATTCGTTTTCTATCAGACTTACCCACAGAGTCTATAGACATGGTTTTGGTTGATCCTCCTTACTTTGAAATTATGAGAAATGGTTGGGACAACCAATGGCAGAGCGAGTCCGAATATTTGGATTGGTGCAAACAATGGACAGCAGAATGCTTTAGAGTTTTAAAGCCCAATCGCTGTTTCTGTGTGTGGGGAACCACAAAGACAGACACCTTTCTGAAATACAAACTTCAAGTTCTGAACTCCTTTCCAATAGAGTATCAAAACTGGATTATTTGGAATTACGATTGGGGCGGTAGAGGCAAGAAGACCTTTGCGCGTAAACACGAAGACTTGCTTGTCTACAGCAAAGGCAAGGACTTCCTGTTTGATGCAGATGCGGTTCGCATTCCGTACAAAGTAAAAACCAATGTTCGCAAAACTGCCGCGAACAATCCACTTGGAAAAGTACCAACAGATGTGTGGGAAAAAAACAACCACACCATGAGCAAGGAATATGTGAATTGGCATCCCACACAAAAGCCAATACTTTTATTGGAAAGACTTATAAGTGCGTATACCAAAAGTGGAGAGACCGTGGTAGACTGTTTCAGCGGAAGTGGATCAACCGCCATAGCCGCACACAACACAAACCGAAACTTTATGGGTTGTGAGTTGGACAAGGATTACTACGAACGCTCTCTACTACACATAAAGAGCATGACAGGAACCTGATGGACTTCTACACTTCTGTTGACATTAGTGGCAAGAATATCCTGTACCGTGGCTGGAAAAACGGGCAGAGGCAGCACATCCGCATTCCGTTCTGCCCAACGCTGTACATTCCGTCCAATGACAAGAGCGAGTTCACCACCGTCAACGGCAAGCCTGTTCAGCCCGTACAGTTTGATGACATTGGAGAAGCGCGAGAGTTTATTGACCGCTTCAAGGATGTGTCTAACTATCCCATTTACGGGAACACTAACTTTGTGTACCAGTACTTGTACAGGGAGTTCCCTGACGAAGTACAGTATCGAATGGACGGCTTGCGTATTGCCACCATTGACATTGAAACTTCTTGCGAGGGCGGGTTCCCAACACCAGAGTCACCCAATGAAAAGGTGATTGCCATCACGGTCACACAAGGGGGCAAGACCTATGTGTTTGGTTTGGGTAACTTCAGCATAGAGGGAGAGGGAGTTCATGCCATCCCATACGAGGACGAGCGAGAACTACTGGAGGGATTCGTCTCTCTGTGGAAGTCTCTTGATCCGGACATCGTGACGGGGTGGAACATCAGGTTCTTCGACATTCCGTACCTTGTGGCACGGATGAATCGTCTTGAAGACGGATGGGCAAACTCCCTCTCTCCTTGGGGTCGGCTGCGGGAAACCATGGTGAATCGCATGGGACGGAATCAGACCGCGTACATCATTAGCGGTATTGCCACGCTTGACTACTACGAACTGTACCAAAAGTTCACGTATATAAAGCAGGAGTCGTACTCCCTGAACCACATTTCCAAGATGGAGTTGGGTGAGGAGAAGCACTCATACGGCGAGTACGAAACCATTCAAGAGTTCTACACGCAAGACTTCCAAAAGTTTGTTGAGTACAACTTGCAAGACGTTCGGCTCGTAGACAAACTGGAGTCTAAACTGAAACTACTGGAACTGGCAGTAGCCCTTGCGTATTCAGCCCGTGTAAACTTTGAGGATGTGTTCTCCCAAGTCCGCACATGGGATGCTATCATCCACCACCACCTGATGAGCAAGGGCATGGTGATTCCACAGAAGCAGGACAACCACAAGGACGATCAGTACGCTGGTGCGTATGTCAAAGATCCCCTTGTTGGCAAGCACGATTGGGTGGTGAGTTTTGACTTGAACTCCCTGTATCCCCACCTCATCATGCAGTTCAATGTATCACCCGAGACAAAGACCGCACACTTTGGGCGTGGTAGTGTCACTCCTGAAGCGGTGCTGAACAGTGATCCCAAGATTGCAGAAGTCACATCACTCGCCCGCGAACACGGGGTGTCTGTTGCGGCAAACGGTGTTGCGTTCACAAACGCGCGTCAAGGGTTCTTGCCTGAACTCATGGAGAAGATGTACGCAGAACGCAAGCACTTCAAGGGACTGATGATTGCTGCACAGAAGCGGCTTGTTGAACTGGGCAAGGACGCAAGTCCTGTACAGCGACAGGAAATTGAGTACGAGATTTCCAAGTACCACAACTTCCAGTTGGTGCGTAAGATCCAGTTGAACTCCGCATACGGTGCAATCGGAAACGAGTACTTCCGCTTTTTTGATGTGGAACTGGCTGAAGCCATTACTCTGTCGGGGCAGTTGAGCATCCAATGGATTGGTGAAGCACTGAACCGCTTCCTGAACAAAGCCCTAAAGACAGACGGAGAGGACTACGTGATTGCGTCCGATACTGACTCTGTGTACTTGCGGCTCGGCGCGGTGGCGGGAATGTGCAAGGACACCGACACAGGCAAGCGGGTAGACTTCTTGAACAATTTCTGTGAAAGGGTGTTGCAGCCGTTCATCGACAAACAGTTCGCAGAACTCGCGTCCAAACTGAACGCCTACGAGAACAAGATGGTCATGGGCAGAGAAGTGATTGCACAAACAGGTGTGTGGACTGCGAAGAAGCGGTATATGCTGTCTGTGTGGGACGCTGAAGGGGTTCGATACAAGACTCCCAAGTTCAAGATCATGGGAATGGAAACAGCCCGTTCGTCCACTCCTGCGTATGTCCGCAAGGCACTAAAGTCTGCAATCGAAATGGTGCTGATGCGTGACGAAGCCACGCTTCAGGCGTTTGTAAAGCAGACACAGCAGGAGTTCAAGACCCTTTCGGTGGAGGACATTTCGTCGCCCCGATCTGTTTCAGAAATGGACAAATGGCGCAGCAGCGGTACTATTTACAAGAAGGCTACGCCCATCGCGGTAAAGGCTGCACTCCTGTACAACCACCTTCTTGCAAAGCATAAATTGGAGCGCAAATATCGTGAGATCAATGAGGGAGAAAAGATGAAGTTCATCTACTTGAAGTCTCCCAATCCGCTTCACGACACAGTAATTGGATTTACTGTGAGCCTTCCAAAGGAGTTTGGACTGGAGCGGTACGTGAATCGTGACTTGCAATTTAGTAAAACCTTCTTGGAGCCACTACGCGCAATTACTGATGCGGTGGGGTGGAGTTCGGAAGAACGAGCGTCGTTGGATTCTCTGTTCTCGTGAACATGGAAAGGTATATTTTACAGTGGACACAGCCTCTACATACGGTAGAGTATGAATGAAAGGAAACAGATGGCTACAAAGATTATCAAGATGCGTAGTGGTGAAGAAGTGGTTGCGGAAGTTACGGAGTCCATTGACGGCTCGTCAGTGCTGCTAAAGAACCCGTGTATGTTTGTGCCTGTGCGCCGTCCCGAAGGCAACAGCCTTGCGATGGTCCCTTGGTCTGCACTGATTGACACCGATCAGCACGTTCGTGTTCCGATTGACGGTATTCTGTTCACAGCAGAACCTCTGCCCCAGTTGCTC